TGGCCAAGACTTTTAGATAATCTCTGACCTTTGTGTGTGGGATGCCCATATTGATGCAACGATCTTCGATCTCGATGAGACTGGCTTCCTCATACATGTCGGCAATGAACTCCATGTTCGGTATGTCAATTTCCATCTTCTTCTTAATCACGTTGTATCGAACATCGACGCCGTGTGTCATCAATACGCCATTGATGTTGTCTTTGGTGTTTAAATATCTGCCGTTTGCATTGCGGTTGAAATCGTATTCAACAGGCACGTCGATCTTCTGCAAGACCACCTCGCCTTCGACGACTTCAACTTCGTTCTTATGGTCGTTGTAATCGCCTTGGCTTTCCGGCATCTGGATCTCGGCGTAACCGCCACTCTTCTGGATAAAGGCTGCCGCCTTCTTCGCTTCCTTCTCGCCTGTTTTACTATCATCGTTATCGGCCACGAATATGTGTTTGTGCTTCGGAAAATACTGATACATGACCTCTGCGACCTTGATTAAGTTGTAAGCGTCAAATGCGACGACGACAGGCTGTGAGCGGTCAGCATATATAGATGCGGCCGTGGCATAGCCTTCGGCATAATTCAAGCTGTCGCTTGTTTTAAAGATCTCTCTTCCTAAAAGAAAAAAGCTACCGCTTTTTTTGGAACCAGTAAGGAAACGCTTTGAGCCATCGGCTGCGATAAACTGTAGACCAACGATAGAGCCTTGATTGTCTTTGAGTGGGATCACCAGGTTATCGTGTTTGTCTTTCTTTAAACCATAGGACAAGACTTGCTTCTTTTCCAGGTAGGGATGTTTAATAACTTCCTCGCATTGGTCCCAAATCGACTGCGATCGCTGCGCGGCCTGTGAATATTTCTCAGCGGATTTGACCTCGGCTTGTTTTTGTAGAGCTGCGATCTCGGCTTTCTGAGCTGGCGTCATACGATAGCGCTCACTGTTCTCTGGTTTCCAAGTCGCTGTGGGTTGGTCGGCACTGACTCTGTAATCGCCTAAACGTCCAAATGGAGAGGACTGATCGAGCCATGCTTGATACCAACCCACGAGCTTCCTCTGGTTGCCGATGTTGATGTACGCTCTACCCACTGAGCCATCGGTAACCAGTCCCTTCTTGGGATCGGGTTCATAGCCATTGCTGGCTAAGAAATCGCTGAATTGTGTTATGTAATCCCCGGTAAATGGGGCGCTGAAATTTTTGGGTTTAGGTCCTTTTATCTTTAATGACATCAATCATCCTTATTTTCTTTTACTATTGTTTTGACATGCTAGGGGTTATAGGATAATATCCAAGTTTATTAAATTTTGCAAATACATAAGGTAGGAGATTTATTATGAGCTTAACAATCAGCAGCAGCGGCGGCGGTGGGGACTTCCCCAAACTGGAACCAGGTATCTATCAAGGAACATGCTACAGTATCATAGATCTGGGTGAGTCAGACCAAGAATACAAAGGCGTGGTCAGCAAGAAAAAAAGAGTGCATCTCGGATTTGAGATCACCGAGGCAATCGACCCTTCAACCAATACAGTAATGATGGAAGACGGCAGACCATTCGGCGCATTTAAAACTTACACTGCATCTTTATTTGAAGCTGCAACATTGAGAAAAGATATTGAGAGCTGGCGCGGTAAAAGTTTAACCGAAGAAGAAATCGATTCATTTGATATGGATAACTTAATTGGTTGCACAGCCAAGATTGAAATTGGTTTAACAAAAAAGAGTGATTTCGGTGAGGGCGGTAATCCAAAGATTATGGCGCTCAGAGAACCGAAGGATGGCATTAAGAAGGTAGAGACACACAATGACATAGTGCTTTTTGATATCGACGTTTACTGTGCTGAGTTTACTGGCAATTCCAGTGAAGAAACCAAAGCCATGTGCGATGTTTTTGAATCTTTGAATGATTGGCATAAACGTGACATTGAAGCCAGTTATCAATGGATGGCCGCAAAACAAAAGTTTGAGGACACACCTGTTGAAAAACTTATGGAAGAAATGCCGCCAGAAGAAACGAACAACAAAGACGACTTCAAAGACGATAACATTCCTTTTTGAATTGATCCCGGTGGGTGGTTTTCTCCTAGATGTCTCACAACACTTGAAAACTCCATCCACCACCTAAACGGCATTGGGTGGGCACCCTAAATGTTAAACTTCATTCATGTTTGTATCAGCTCACCCAATGACCAAGGAAATAAAAATGATAGATAAAATCAATCCAGATCATTACAAAAAAGCACCGCTGGAAAGCATCGAATACATTGAGCACCAGCTGGGCCCAAATTTTAAATATTACCTAGTCGGAACGATCTACAAGTACCTTCATCGCTGGGAGTATAAAGACGAACCATTGACGGATCTCAAGAAAGCACGTTGGTACCTAGACAAATTGATCCAAGAGGTAGAAGAACAAGAACCACGGAGGGAGGAGCCATTGTGAGCAATGAAATAGAATACGAAGTTTACTCTTTACCCGCAGCTCTTATGATGCAACACAATATGTCACAAGAGGTAGTGGCAAATCTCAATAATTACCTGGACGTTTTAAGATCCGACAAACATAAAGAATCAGCCTCCAAATTTTTGGTGGGCCAGATTCGCCAGGGCGAACAGCTCAGTATGGATTACATGGATAATCTACTGACACCTTTCGTTAGCATTGTTGAGAGTCTGGGCATGGCTTATCTAAAACATTTCGTCGAGTATACTAAATCTCCCTTGAAACCGAAGAAAATAAGTATAGATAAGCTGTGGTCAGTCCACAGTTATGAGGGTGATTACAACCCTATTCACGATCATTTAACAGCGTCGAATATGGGCATCTCTTTTACCACCTGGACCAAAGTGCCAGATCAAATAGTTAAACCAGACGAAGAAGACAGTCTGAGATATGAGCTGTATGAAAATTCTGGCGCCATAGACGGCTTTATAAATTTTACCTATGGCTTGAATCAAACCGGGGATCCAGAGAAACTGAGGCCCTCTCAATCGCGCTATGTAAAACCAGAGCCGGGCAAACTATTGATGTTTCCATCCTGGATGCAGCATTGTGTTTATCCTTTCTTTGGTGAAGGCGAGCGCAGAACTGTGGCCGGGAATTTGAATTGTTTTGATTTAACCAGAGAAGAATTGGAGGAGCTGAAAGAAAATGAAGTTTAAAATAGGAATGTATGACGATATTCCATACGAACAGTATGCAGAGATCCCAGCCTTTAGATCTCACGATCTAACCTCGGTCATTAAATGCCCTTACAGCTGGCAGAATAAAAAAGAAATGGTGCAAACACCAGCTCTCTTGGAGGGCCGAGTGCAGCACACAGTTTTCTTGGAGCATCACAAATTCGACGAAGAGTTTGTCATTCAACCCAAGTTTGATCGGCGAACCAAAACAGGCAAAGAAGAATATGAAAACTTTATGGACACCATAGGCAATCGTACTCCAATCACCCAGGCTTTATATGACACTTGTATGGAACGTCGTGAAGTAGTGAAACACTACATACCTAAAGACACCGATAAAGTAGAACACACTTTAGTCTTTGAGTGGCATGGCCACCCTTTTAAGTGCCGGATGGACTGGTATAACAACGAGTATGTATGGGACCTTAAAACTTGCCGTGACGCTTCACCTCGCGGCTTTAAAGGTGCGATCAATGCTTTCAACTATCATATGCAAGCAGCAATATATGTCGATGCTTGTAGGGCTCTAGGATTAACCGCAAAAGGATTCAACTTCCTGGCCCAAGAAAAACAACACCCATATCCTTATGTGGTTTACACCTTATCCGATGAGGCTTTGGTCTATGCTCAAAAAAGAAATGAGCAAGCCTTGAGTTTATTGCTGAGATGCAAAGATGGTGAAGATTTTAAACCATACAACATCGAAGGGGTCCAAACAGTAGAGCTCGGAGATCTATACTAGTGGAGATGAATTGTTGGCACTGTAAACACGAACTCATTTGGGTCGGTGATTCAAATGTCGAAGACGATGAAGGCAATGAAATGATTGAAACAAATCTTACTTGCCCTAGCTGTGATTCTTTTGTTTTGGTTTATGCAAAGGTAAACAAAAAAAAGGGAGCTCACTGAGCTCCCTTTCTCTACTTAGTTTTTAAACTAAGCTCTTTCTTCGGCAAGTCTAAATCTTGCGGCCATGACTGTCATATGGCAACCATCGCAACATCTTCCGTCGGCAACAGGCCAAGCATTGTGGCCTCCGTTCCAGTAGACTTCTCCATGATCGTCCCTATGAAGCTCCATGCTGCCACCGCAAATGTCGCAATCATTGACTTCGATTAATTCACCTCTATCCATTTCGTTCTCCTATATTTAAGTTAGATTCATATTCATAATCTGCCAAGATATTGGCTCTGAGAGCCTCCGTCTTAGCCATGCTCTCTGCTCTGTTCTCGTTAAGCTCTTTGAGCTCTGTCCAACCGACCATAGCGCACATGAAAAACTTGCCATCGTTGAGCACGATGTCTCCAACACTCATTGAAGGAAAACTACCATTGCCAGTCAAAGGAGTAACTTTGCCGTAATAATTATTGGCAAAGTCTTCCTCAGAGTTGGTTAAATGAAAGGCCTCGTTAAGTGTCTCGCAATCAATCGTTGCGACACAGCTGTAGTATTTGAAATACTCTGGCTCGAAACGATCTGGATATCGCATCATCTCGGTCCAAAGATCCCAACCAGTAGCGAGACTACCCTCTCTCGATTCGACATTTAAACCCTCTTCGAGAATGGCATCCTTGTTGTGTATATTGTAAAAATAAATCATGTTTATATTACCTCCAAAGCTACAAGGGCAAACCAGACGAGACCGA